TCGGGTGGCAGTTCAATCACGGGTAGCGTGAAACAACTCAAGAGACTCTACCCCAAAATCGAATGGGAAGAAGGCCGGTTGTGTAATAGAAGTACGAAACAAGTTGGAGATTGGGTCAAACAAGCAATCGAATAAGCCAATGGAAGAGTTGCGAATCGACTGCCTGCACCAGACGGAAGAAGAACTAGGCGTGGTAAAAGAGCTGCGGCAAAATATCTTCCGGCTGAATCATACGATGCCGGATACGGAAGAATATCGTGAATTATTACACAAGGTTTTTCCGCATTTCGGAGAGAATTGTCGAATCGAATACGATCGTTGTAGGAAATCCAGCCAAGTTAATCAGGAGAATATAGATTATGGATTTTTCGGAAAAAGTCATTTTAACAAAGTGAACTTCATAACAAAATCTTTTGAGCCTCGCAGCAAAGTCGTTGCGGGGCTCTCTTTTTACCTTTGTTGGCAGAATATTAAAACAAAAGAATCATGAAAACAATGAATGAGAAAGTAACAATGGTAACGGGGGCAGCGGCAGGTATCGGGCTGGTCTCGGCAGAAGCATTTGCAAAAGCGGGTGCAACCGTAGTATTGGTGGACATCAATGAGCCGAAAGAACAAGCCGAGAAGTTGGTTTCAGAAGGGTATAAAGCCGTGGCATATCGCTGCGACGTGTCCGATACACGGGCTGTAAAGGAGATGATTGACTGGATCGTTGCGACTTACGGCAGGCTGGACGCTGCATTGAACAATGCTGGGATACAGACCCCGCAACGGCCGATGGCCGAGATTACCGACGAGGAGTTCGACCGCACGGTAGCCGTCGATCTGAAAGGTGTATGGAACTGTATGCGTTACGAGATTATCCAGATGCTGAAACAAGGCGGTGGTGCCATTGTCAATACCTCGTCTCAAGGCGGTGTTACGGGGTTCCCCGGACAAGCGGCCTATATCGCCTGCAAGCATGCGGTAATCGGGCTTACACGTACAGCCGCCATTGATTACTCGGCAAAGGGGATTCGTATCAATGCCGTCTGTCCGGGTGTGATCCGAACACCTATGGCCGAAGAACTGATACGGCGTAACCCCGATCTGGAAAAGGAACTGGTCCGAGATATTCCTGCCGGACGTCTCGGTAAACCGGAAGAGATAGCCAACGCCGTATTGTGGCTTTGCTCACCGCAGGCAAGTTTCGTGGACGGGCACGCCCTTTTAGTGGACGGGGCATTTTCCATTCATTAAGTTATAATGCATAAAACATAAAATCATGGAAGAAAACAATAAAATGGATATCAGCCGTCGTGGATTTCTCAAAACGGCTGCATTGGCAGGAGCCGCAATGGCCATGCCTTCGGGATTGGGCAAAGTATTCGCTTCAGAAGCGAAACAAGCGGAAACATCCGATGTGGTGGATATCGATGCAGCCCGTATCAAGGGACATCGTGTATTGGGTACGGGCAAGGCGGCATTCGAGGTGTCGGCACTCGGCTTCGGTGTAATGGGCATGACTTACAACCGCAGCCAACACCCGGATAAGAAAGAGTGTATCCGATTGTTGCATGAAGCGGTAGAGCGTGGAGTGACGCTCTTCGACACGGCTATCATTTACGGGCCGTTGACCAATGAGAACCTGGCAGGAGAAGCGCTGTCCGAGTTCAAGGGACGGATTAACGTAACGACCAAATTCGGGCACGAAGTCATCGACGGCAAAGGAACTGGTCGTCAGGACAGCCGTCCGGCAACCATCCGCCGCTATTGCGAGGAGTCACTTCGCCGATTGAGACTCGATTCACTGCCGATGTTCTACCAGCACCGTGCCGACCCGAATACTCCGGCCGAGGAGGTAGCGGCTACCATTGCCGACTTGATCAAGGAAGGTAAAGTGCAACGCTGGGGGATGTGCGAGGTCAGTGCCGAAACAATCCGTAAGGCTCACGCCATTTGTCCGCTGACGGCTATCCAAAGCGAGTACCATCTGATGCACCGTTTGGTGGAAGAAAACGGCGTCCTCGATGTATGCCGGGAGTTGGGTATCGGCTTCGTCCCGTACAGTCCGATTAACCGTGGATTTTTGGGAGGCTGCATCAACGAATACACGGTATTCGATGTGAACAACGACAACCGCCAGACCTTGCCGCGTTTCCAGCCGGAAGCGATGCGTGCGAATACCCGCATTGTAAATGCGCTGCAAGCTTTCGGACGCACACGGGGCATGACCTCGGCACAGGTGGCTCTTGGCTGGTTGCTTCAGAAAACACCGTGGATCGTACCGATTCCAGGAACAACAAAACTGTCTCACCTGGAGGAGAACCTGCGTACACTCGACTTCAACATCAGCTCCGGGGATTGGAAAGAACTGGAGGATACCGTGGCTGCTATTCCCGTTGTGGGAGACCGGTACAATGCGGAACAGCAACGTCAGGTAGGCCGATAAACTCATAATCTGGATCATCCCGAAATCCTGAGGGGAAAAAATCGTATCTTAGTGGCAGTAAAAAAATAAAAGAGATGAGTTACGATCAATTTCTTCGTTTTAAATCCCGCAAAACGAAACGTGATGGTTGTGAAAAACGAAATGCGTTTATTGAAACAAAAACGAAATGTGCTTCAAATTTAATCCGCAAAGTAACCGTCTATTTGCAAAATCAAAGCAAAACACCTTCTTTATACATAAAAATAAACGGCATTCAAATGGACTTCTAACCCTATTTGAATACCGTTTTTTATTGCCGGCTGTGGTAAAAAAGCGTCTACTAAAGTTGTTTATTCCATACTTTTTTCGTACTTTTACAAGGTAGTTAAGATGGGTTGTTATAGCCTTTTATCGTATGTCGAATAGGCTTCTACTTGCGGGATGCGACGTATAATGCCTTTCTCGATGTTATCCAAACAACGTCCTAACGTCCGGATCATGGCTGGAATGATCTCCTGTTCATAAAAGATGCGAGGCCGCATACCATAGTCTATTTTTACAATCTCCTGCTCGCAAATATCGCCGGTGTCATAGCCGGAGTCTGCCCAAAACCATGTGGCGGCGGTTATCGGTTCCCCTCGTTTATACGCCCATTTGATAGATGATGCCCCGCGCCCATAAGGTAATGGGGACGGATGGAATATCAACGTACCCCAGTTCGCCTCTTTCAGTTCTTCATCGGAAACTTTCACCGTAAGGAGTGGCGCAATGGCAAGGTCACAACGATACCCCTCACACCAAAGCGTATGCCCTTTTGCCTTAACGAACATTTCGGCCGCTTTGAATGCCACCGACTCGCAATTTCCCAATATTTTAATTACCATTCCCTATATATTTAAATGCCTGAACCGCCCTGAAATGGCCGCCATAACCGGTTGCCGCACGATCAGACTTATTTAACCTTTGGGCCGAACGTGCCATCGAAGCCGCGCTGCGCCCTTTATTAACTCCATATAAATGTGCTCCGGTTTGTATCCACTTTTTAGAGTGACGTAACGCTCCACATAGTTGCGGGTGTGAAGTGTGAAAGAACACCGGGTAAGGTTTACCACATCTACCATGTCCCTGAAGATGATATTCACAAACGGCCGCTAAAAATTTAGTACCAACACCTATTCCCTGCCATTCGGGAAGTACTACCAACCGGGTGGACCGGTAAGCCTTTGCCGTAAAGAGTGGTGTTACCGCTAAATGGCAGACGGGCTCACCACCGACAAAGCCCACGAAATACTCGGCCGCAACCGGCATAGGAAGGTCTAAATAATAATGCTGCTTAAACAATCTTGGGAATATAGTTCCCCTGACTTTATATATTTGAAGTTCGAGTTTTGGGCGTTGCCGAAGGCAGTCACGGTCGTAAAACCGTGCCTCCGCAGTATCATACACCCAGTCAGGTTGTAGCCATTCGATTATATCATAGTGGCAGGAAAGAAGCACGATCTGCCCGCCGCCACGTCTCCACGTCTTCGAGAATGCCGCGGCTCCGACTTTGGCTATCTGCCGGTCAATGACTGATGTAAACTCGTCCACCACGGCGTGCTGCGGTCGCTCGCACGCCAAACGCGCAAGGCCCGCCCGGAACTTCTCGCCGTTGCTCAACACATGAAATGGCCGGAGCCATGCCGGAACATCACCAAGGCCAACTGCCGAAAGCATACCCGTCACCGTGTTGAAGTCTCCGTCAGGGGCAATACAGTCCACAATCGGCTTATCCTTATCCCAGCCGGAATAGAGGTCATAAATAGGTTCTTTGAATATTTTGTTTCCAATACTGGTTTTTCCACTACCGGATGGTCCGACTATCAGTCCGATTTGCCATTCCCGGTCCTCGATTGGTAACTCTACTGTCTTTTCCCAATCACAGCCTTTTTCTGCGTTGAAAAGGCTTTTTACCCGTGCGGCCCGATAGCTGTTGAAGTCGCTACAATGGTGTTGTACCTCTATTTTCATACATTCACCACTTTAAGGGTTAGACCTTCTTTCAAGAGACGTTCGTAAATCTCCTTTTGTTCTTTTTCATCTGTGCAAATGACGATTACGCCATATTGCGGCTTGTAAGTGTACTTGCTCATACTTTGTTTTGTTTTATGGGTTTGGAACAAAGGTAGAGCCAAACTATTGGACGAACTAATTTAAACCGAATGTTATACTGCACCGCTTGTGCAGTCACTTTGGAAACGTTTCAAAAGACCATACACTTTCCGTTCGCTCACGGCATACCTTTCAGAAAGTATAGCTACAATATAGGACACTTTTTCACCATTCTTGTACAGATTCATATAATCGGAATACAAGTCAATATACTGGGTATCTTCGAGGCGTATTCCCGCCTCATGTAACTTTTTCAACAACTCACGATTGAAGTTTAGTATCTCTATCACTTTCATACAAACAAAAATTTAGTACCTTTGCAATGTCTCACTTATTAAACAACAAAAAAAACACCCAAGTGGCGTGGCAGAGGGCATTTGCCCCCGGCCGCGCGCCGCTTGGGTGTGTAAAGTTGAATAGTAAGTGAGACGACTGTTTTAACAGGCCGGGGGCTTTTTTCTATCCCTTCCCCCGCAGGGATTCATCCATTACCCGGCTTCATACAAAGCCAAGTCCAATGCGTCCTTTTTCTTCCATCCTTCAGACAACGCATCTTGTATGTGCTTCATCGCTTTCACGTAGAAATCCTGAAGGTCTGAGACCGTTTCAAACGTCCTGTAATACGGCTCATCATCCGCCCCCAGCTTGAACGTCACCGGCAGGTTCCGCCCTCCCGTTTGGACGGCAAGATCGTATGCGGCTTTGTAGTTGAACTGGTTCTCGCTGGACAGCCATACCGGAATTTCCTCGTATGTGAATCCGGAAAGGATGGCCTTGTCAGTCTCCCGGTTATACCAGGCCGTGACCGTTGACCGTATCTCCTCGTCGGTCGGCTTATGGTTGAACTCCTCTTCCATGTAGGAAGCGGAACCGTCTTCCTTCTTTTGCACATCCCAGCGGATGCGCCACTTGTTTTTGACCGGGTTCGTGCATTCCAGCAGCGACACACCGGCACTTCCTTCTACTCGTTTCATGTAAACACGTATTTGGTTCTACCTTTGCCAAACGTTTCCGTCTTTATCGTTGTCTCAAACGGAAAACCGTCCGGCATTTCCCTTACCTGCGCAAGGATGTTTTTCATTTCTTCCGAATTAGTGAAAAACTTCTTGGACTCGCCATTCTGCTCGATACTCACGATACAGCGGTCCTCGCCCTGCTCTGTCTTGATTCCCGTTTCAAAGTCTTTCACTATGATGGGAAGGTTTACCAGTTCCCGGATGCTTACCACAGTGCCGGGAAAACGTTTCTTGCCGTCCTCCGGCTTATAGGAAACGTTCAAATCTTTAAATGATCTCATTTCTTTGCCTGTTAATTTTTTAAACAACATATTACAATCCGCATGCTTGGCCATGCCATAAAAGCTGGCAACCAGCTCACGCCGTCTTCTTCTCGATTTTACCTCGTGCATTTTTCGGGCAAATTTCTGCTTGATACGCTTCCTGAGCCGGACATGGTCCGGAGCATAAATCACGTACCCCAAAAAGTCAATGCCCTCGCCCACCGGGAACACCCTCTCATTTGGCTTTATGGAAAGCCCGATAGAGTTTATCCGCTCATGGACGGCATCACGAATCTTCCACAATTCCGCTTTCGTTTTACCGAGCACGACACCGTCATCACAATATCGATAGTAATAACGGATACCGTACTTATCTTTCAAAAAATGATCTAAATAAACAGACAACAACAAATTGCCCAGCCCCTGCGAACTCCTCAGGCCGATACTGATACCCTCAGGCATCAGCCGGACAAAGTTATCCAGCATGGCGATGAGCTTCCTGTCCTTGAATATCCGGTTCACGCAATACATCACGAAATCTTGTTTCACGCTTTCGTAGAACTTCTTGATGTCAAACTTATAACAGAACCGCGTGCCTTCCGGATCTTCTTTCATATCACGGCGAATATACGCCATCAGATCGTGCGAGCCACGTTTTTTGATGCTGGCCGAAGTGGTTCGGATAAACCGTTTCCTCAAACGCTTGTCTACGATGGTCATGATAGCGTGTACGGCGATACGGTCTCTCATGCTTAGAACCTGAATACGTCGTAACTTGCCACCTTCCACTATATCCCGTTCATGATAATCCTTCACCCGGAAACTTCCGGATGAGATAAGTGCGGTCAGTTCATCCAACACCTCTTCCTTATGCGCAAGCAGGTAACGCCCTTGGCGGCTACGCTTTCTTTTCGTGCCGCGAAGGACTTGATTAAAGGAATCCTCCATATTGGACGGTTCTATAATCTCTTCTACTATGTAACCTTCTCTACGCATTTTATATCAAATTACGGCCACACGGCCTTCAATCTCCCGGGCCTGACTTCTTCGAGCCTTACGGCCTACCAAACTCTACCCGACGCTTGTTTTTTCAGTTTTCCAACCCTTCCGGGCCGCTGTTACTGGGGCTTGTTTCCCTCGGCTCCACGGTGGGGACAAGTCCCCGGTGTTGTACGCCGATTTGAATTTCCTTCGATTGTTGTTCAGACGGGAACCGATATTCGAGTTCGAGTTCGAGGCATCGTTATTCGCATTCGCGTACGACACACCACCATTCGCATTCGCATTGTTGTACCCACGAAAAACCACACGGCTTAAAGGAAACGCCACCCTTTGAAACACAAAGGTATTATTTTTCATGCGGAAACACCGGTGATTTTATATTTTCGACGGGCTTACGCCCGTTTTTCGTTCGCTTCGGATCACACAAACGGGAACGAAAACGCTTTACGCTTTGTCGCTTCGCTCCCGTTTTCGATCATGCTTTCTCGGACAACGCCTTGTACGCTTCCACGCTTTCCGCTTTGACGATCCGACCGCGGAAGGCCAGACGGGAACCGATATTCGAGCTCGAGTACGAGGCAT